ATTGAAGAAGGGTTTGATGAGTGCTGGATTTACAATTGCCTTCAGCACACAGATGATCCAGAGTTAATTATTCAAAACGCATTGAAGTCAGCAAAAACATTGCGTTTGTTTGAGTGGATTGACATTCCTGCACATGACGGGCATCCTGTTGAATTAACACGGGAAAATTTAAATAAATGGATTGGCAAGGCTGGATATACGCTTCGACTTGCTGAATCTGGATGTTATGGTATTGCGTATTACAATGTATTAGAACAATGAAAGCACTTCTTGAATTTAATTTGCCAGAAGACCAAGATGACCATGCTTATGCTTTAGCGGGGCTTGATGCTATTCTTGTTATTAGCGACTTGGAAAACGAGATCAGAAGCAAGTTGCGATATGATAGTGGAGAGTTTCGAGAGTTTGAAGTAGAAGAATATAATGAAGATGGAAGCGTAAGTAAAAAACGTGTTAAAGGTTGCGACCATACACTTGAGAAGGTGTGGCAATTATTGATTGAATATAAGCGTGATCGTAATATTCCAGAACTGGTGTGATTAGTTTATCCGTAAATCAAACAATTCAGTTGGCAGAAGAAATCCGTGCTGAAGCGGATCGCGACGAAGATGTTGGAATCGTGTATGCGGCAAAGCATATCATTATCAATGCTTCAGTTGTGAGCGGAAAGATTGTATTAGATATACCAAAAGCGAAAGAAATAGTGAAAAACTATGTTCAAAGCTTGTTGGATGCAGACCAGTTTGAAGCTGCTGCTACGATATTGTGGGGGCAGCAAGTTTATGATTGGAGGCCAATGTCTAGTCAAAGCACATGGAGATGTTTGTTTGATCACGATAAATTGTTAATTCAAGGTGCTGGTGCTATGGGCAAGACGTTTGGTGCAGCGGCATGGTTCCTGCTGGACTGGATGCGTGACCCTCACTATACCTGTATTAAAGTTGTTTCACTTACCGCTGAACACGCTCAACGAAATGTATTTGCGGCTATTAAAAAGTTTTATACAACTGCATTAGTAAAACCAGAATTTGAAGGTAGTGAGACACTTGTAAAAAGTATACAAGCAAATAATGACTCTAAAAATGGCATCCATCTTGTTGCCGTTCCTAAAGGTGATAGTGGAACTGGAACATTGCGCGGATTCCACCCAAGTCCGAGAAGTGGGAAATCCCACCCGAAGTGGGGAAGGATGAGTCGAACCCATGTTGTGCTGGATGAGGCAGAAGAAGTTCCCGCTGGTGTATGGGAAGGTTTGCAAAACATTCTTTCCGCAGCGGACACGGAAGGCGCAAAGGGCCGAATCAAGATTTTTGCAGCATCTAACCCAAAAGATAGAACAAGCGAGTTTGGCAAGCGTTGTGAGCCAATAGCGGGATGGGGATCGATTGACTGCGAAGATGACTTTGAATGGAAGAGCCGAGACGGATGGCAAGTGTTACGATTGGATGCGGCAAGGTGCGAAAATGTAACACAGAAAAAAATAATGTTTGCTGGATTACAAACGCACGAAGGCTATCAAGCATACGAATCCAAGGGAAGAACTGCCGAGTATTTTACAATGGCAAGAGGATGGTTTCCGCAAGAAGGCGTATCGATGGCAATCATAACTCCGAGCATGATGGACAATGCTATGGGAATTACCCGCTTTGTTGGGCCTGTAGTGCCTCTCTGCGCGTTTGATTTGGCTTTGGAAGGCAATGACCAAGTAATGTGTTCTTATGGCAGATTTGGGCTTTCTGATGGATATATGCCAATGAGTGGCCAATTTGTTGAATACAAGAAACACAAGGTTGTCTTACAACTTGACTCACAGATTCCTTTTCCAAAGGCAGCAACTTTGGAGCAGTCTACAAATGTTATCAGATTCTGCAAACAAATGCGTATAGCTCCAAACTGGGTTTGCGTTGACAGAACAGGCAATGGAGCAGGCATACATGATTCTTTAAAGACTGTATGGGGCGATGTATTGGGTGTTAATTACTCAACTGCTGCTACTGACACGCATATTTTAGGTGATGACTCATTGCCAGCATCACAGCTTTATTCTGGAGTTGTAACTGAATTGATTTTTGGTCTGGCAAAATATTTGGAGTTTGAGTATCTGAAAATCTCTCCCGGATTCCGTAGTGAAGAGTTGTTTCGACAAGCAACTGGAAGACGATACAAGCAAAAAGGTCAAGGTTTGGTTCGTGTTGAGAGTAAGGGGGATTACTGTAAACGAACACGACAACATTCCCCAGACGCATTAGATTCTCTATCATTATTAGTGTTTTTGCTCCGTCAGCGGGGAGGCGCAATTGCAACTATGAATGATGCAAAAGCAGAGTTGCCACAACGAACAAAAGCCTTGCAAGGTATCGAAAAAATGGAATATATTGATTTTTCAGAATAATTATGCCTAAACCAATTGAAGGAATAATTCCACCACATGGATTTCATTATATTGAAAGTGATGTAAATATTAGTGGTAGCAGTTATAAAAACCTACTTGAAAATGTAACGAATTATCGTGCAGAAAATCATTTGCCAGTTGGCGATGTAGAAGGTGATGTAACTAATTACATTTGTGGTAATTGGCCTCACTTTTGTCATGGCGTTGATATGGTTGTTGTAACGAGTGTTAATACTCCAACAAATACAACTGACTTGATGAATGACATTTCTACTTGGGCAAAAAACATTCTTCATTCTAATAAACGGATTAATTTAGTTAGTGATGAACTTGCTGAAGAACGAGCAAAGATTTGTCGGAAATGTCCAAACAATGTTAATTGGCGCGGAGGATGTTCGTCATGTATTGCATCAACTGATCGTATTTGCGCCAGTATTAGGAACGCAAGAGATACAAAATCTTCAGCAGTTTTAGGTGGGTGCAAAACACTTCGACACGATAATCGCAGTGCAATTTTCTTTGACAAAGACAATTTATCAGTATCAAATGATTTGCCAGATTTTTGCTGGCTGAATAATAAATAATTATGGCAGATGTTCTAAAACCGCTTCCCGCACTTGTTACCGATACTTACGCTAACAAGGCTCCTCGCATTGCAGATAACCAAACTAAACCGAGGACACTTAATCTAAATGTTGTTGATCCATCTCCAACAAGCAATGGAGATACTGTTGATCCAAAAACACTGGAAGTTAGGCGCACATTTAAAGATGCAGCGCAAGCGCATTCCGCTTATCGTCGTTTGAAACAACAGAATGTTGAGAGGAATCGCAAGAATCAATTGATTCAGAAAAAACTTAACAACGAGCCTCCATATAGCGCGAAGAAACTGGAGAGCATGGGGCAAAACTGGAGGAGCAATCGTCCTACCGGATTCTTGTCCACAATGGTTAGCAGGATTCAGCCTCCATTCAAACAAGTGATTGAGCAAGCTCAAACACTTACATACACCAAGTTTCCAGTTGAGGGAGTTGACGCTGAAAATAAAACCAAAGTTTTTCGAGAAGAAATTACCAAGTGTATTCGTGGGTGGCGAGGTCACGATGACATCGTTGCCCAAGTAGTTCACGAAAATACTACATTTGGATTTTGCGCTTTAGCTTGGGATGACTTGCGTGATTGGAAACCAGAGTTTCTTCGTCAAGATTATACTTTCTTCTCTATTGAAACTCCTCAAGAAACTGAAGGCACACCAATCTGGGCAAGGAAGCGTAGGTATCAAATTGCTGAATTACTTCCAATTCTTGAAGACCCGCAAATGTCAGCAATGGCAGGATGGCACATTAAAAATCTTGTAAAGTCAATCAACAATGCTATCCCCGCTGGACGCACACTTGATGCTGATGACGATGCTCGCCGATACGAGGATTGGATTCGTGAAGGATCGTATGGGGCATCTTACGAAAACGATGCAAAATATGTAGAGCTTGGTGAATTGCTCGTTCGTGAGCCTCATGGCAAAATTAGTAGGTTTTTGTTTGACGATAAAAGTGGTGATGAGATTTGCACACAACTTGATCGTTACAGCAAAATGAGCGAGTGTATCGCATTGTTTAGCGTTGAGATTGGTAGTGGCGCATTAATGAGTTCTCGTGGAGCAGGCCGCGATTTGTATAATACCCATATTGCTGTTGAGAAAGCTCGAAACCTTGTTGTAGATAATTCTTATCTCAACGGGATGCTGTTGCTCAAGAAAGGGCCAAATGCAAAAGCTGGAGCAATCCCATTAACTGTTCATCATCCTGTTGCCTATATCGCGGAAGGATATGAAGTGATCCCACAGAATATGCCAGCAAACATCCAAGATTTTATTAATCTGGATCGATTTGTTTCTGGTCTTGCTGAGATACAGATTGGAACATTTTTGCCAAGTTCTGCTTTGGGAATGCGAGATCAAAAAGTAACTGCTTCTGAAATTAACAGGGTTGCAGCTATTGAAAATCAAATCCGCGAAGGAATCTTAATGCGATTCACCAAGCAATTTAGTAGGGCAGTTGAGCGTATGCAACGAGGTATTTGCCATCCAGAGCATATTAAAGCTGCTGCTGAATTGAAAACTAAATTGGACATTGCTCGCCAGATGGTTCCTAATGCTGTTTGGGCAAGAGCAGATGTTGTTGAGGCATTTGATCGTAGTGTGATGGAATTGCCATCTTTTATGGTTCCGTTCCAAGTTCCAGATCATTTGGATGAAGATGCCATTTCGTGTGTCTTGAATATGCTGGAGCGCAATCTTCCTCCATCTGATATTCTTCTTATGGCATATAGTCCTGCTGAAGAGTTGTTGCCAGATACGCAAGCGCAAAACGATCAGATTCTTGACATGATGATTCAACGATACACTGGAAATCCCAATGTTAATCAAGACGAATTGTTGAAGTTGGATTGGAGTCGAAAACTTGGTGAGAGTATTGCGAATTCAGTCATTCTTCCCAAAGATCAAGTTGAATCGCTTGCTATTGAGGCAACGCGCCAGCAGATCATCGAACTTCAAAGCATTATTGCAGGACAAGAAGTGCCAGTATCTCCACGCGATAACGACATGATCCATTTGAATGTCATGGCGCAAAAGTTGATGCCGCTCATAGAAAACGCTCCAGCGGGTTCATTGCCTCCAGAGATGGTTCAACCGCTGAACAAAGCATTGGAGCATTTCATGGGTCATATTGGGCAAGCAGAAGCCAAGGGAATGGATTCAAAACAACTTTCCGAATTTAAATCTGCCGCACAGCAAGCATTTGAGCATCTCACAGCAGGACATGGAACTCCATTTCCAGAAGATTTGATGCCAGCAGCAGGAGGTGGAATGCCAATGCCGGGAGCAAGGACTGGTCGAGTTGCACTTGGTCAATCACGCGAAGTTGGTAAGGCATCAGAAGAAATCCCAACGCAATTTGGAATGGTCAATGATGTAGCCAATCCACCTAAACCACCAACAGCAGGATAAAATTATGGGAGGAGCAAATACAACACCAACTGGGAATTATTCTACAGATAAAAAAACGCCACAAGCGTTAGGTGATGCTCCATTGCATGAGAATCCAGATTTGTTAAAACCATATAAAGATTTGCTTACAACTGGCAAACAAAACATATCTCTGGGTGAAATGATTGCTCCATATTATGGGGGAGAACAAACTTTGCAATCTGAAATAGAAAAAGCAAAAGCGTATGCTTTGGAGAGACAGTCCAACATTCCAGAATCTGATCTTGGAATGAAAATGGATTATGCAAAAATTGAAGAAAAAATTCCAGTTTCTTCTGGAGAATATGCTGCTTCATATTATTCTCCTACAGATAAAAAAGTTGTAATCCAAGAACCAGTTACAGGAGCATATCAAGCTGGTAAAATTCTTAAATTAGGTGAATCTCCAGATTACGAAAATAAAAAAGCATTTGATAAAATTTTATACAAAAATTTTTATACAAAAGAAGAATTGCAAAAAAGACTTGAAAATCCTGTAACTGATTTTATAGGAACTGTTGAACACGAAGTTGGACACCATGTAACAACTGGAAAAAACGTAGAAGAAAAGTTTTTAGGCGCAACACACATGGATAAACCAGTTGAGTTGGCAAATCAATTAGGGCGTATTCAAAGAGAAGCGTTTTTTTTGTATGGGAAAAGATTTACTCCAGATACATTAGAAGATTTTATAAATCAACAAAAAGCAATTCCAGAAAATGAAAGGTTTCAAAATTTTTCTCCAGATACAAGACGAGGATTAAGAAAACTTTTAGATACATACAAAGCATCAAAAATTTCAAAACCAGACTTAGAAGAATGGGAGTCAGCTAAAAAATCAATTCCAGAATTTGTTCAAGCAAAACCACAATCATCATATGATGCAATAGAAAATGGTTTGACTAATTCTGAAAAACAAATTTAACTAACAAAACTATGGGCGGATCAAACACACAAACACCACAACCTCCACAAGAAAATCCAGTAAAAGAAGCAAAAACATATGCTCGACTTGAAAAGCAGGGCATGAGCGGTTCTGGAGATGAATCTCTTGCAAGTTACATTGCTATGGGAAAAGATATTTACGGGGACTTACGCGCTCAAGCATCTAAAATGATTAGTCCTAATTTGTTTGGACGTGATGTTTCTGCTCCTGCTACTCAAGAAACAACAAATAAATAATGAATTGGACAAGCGAAGACTCTGCTAAATTCAGAGACTACTTGCAGAAAAGCGGATTTAAGTTTAAGTTATATCTTCAATCCATCATACCCACTTGCGATGGAAAAACTATTGAAGAAGTTGCATTGCAAGCTAAATACAAAGAAGGATTCGAGAAAGTTTTGAAGGAAATAGATAGTATTATTTCTGTCAAAAACAATGAAGACGATCCATCAAATGGCAATTTTACATCAATGTAATTATGGCAAGAACTAAACAACAAGGTCTATACGCAAACATTAACGCTAAACGCAAACGCATTGCTGCTGGGAGTGGAGAGAAAATGAGGAAAGTTGGTTCCAAAGGCGCACCTACAGCAAAAGCATTTAAACAATCTGCTAAAACTGCTAAAAAATAATTATGGCAGCAATCAAAAAACGATTCACTAAGATTGTAACCAACAAGGCAACTGGCAGAACTCGCACAGTTAAATACGGACAAGCGGGAAAAGCGAAAGATGGTAAAGATCGCATTCGTCCGGGCACAGCAAAAGGTGATGCGTATTGCGCTCGTTCAGCTAAGATCAAAGGTGATTGGAAGAATGACCCTAATTCTCCCAATCGACTTTCGCGCAAAAAATGGAAATGCAAAGGCAGCAAATCCATGAAGAAATAAATTTAGTTAGATAAACAAACCAACCAACCAAAAATAAATATGGCAGACACAGACGAAAACATTGTCGAATCCGATGTTACTGGATTCGGAAACCCATCACTTGACTCGGATAAAATCAATGATTCTACCGATTCAGCAATAGATAACCTGCTTGATGAAGCAATCAACGGACAACAAGAAGAAAATAATGAACAACCTAATACTATTGATAGCGGAGAAAATACAGAAAATCTACTGGACGATTCATCTGTATCTACGGAAACGCCGAGCGAAAAAACAACTGGAGAGAGTCAGATTGATGTTCAACCAATCGAGCCAGTCCAGCCGCAAATCGACATCGATCCAGAAATTGCCGCTATCGAGCAGCCACGCAACCTTTCGGAAAAAAACCAAAGCAACTGGCGCAAGCTCCAAGAAACAGCAAGCACCTATAAAAAGCAAGCTGAAGAAGCCGAACAACTCCGTCAAAGGCTTCAAGAGCTTGAGCAAGGCCCAGCACAAATCCCTCAAGACTACGAAGAGCTAAAAAAGTTTCGTCAAACATTTGACATCAAGAACGATCCAGAATTTAAGTCAAAATATGCTCAACCAATTGAGAGCGCAAAGAACAATATTTATGGCATTCTTCGCAAGCATGGAGCGGCTGAAGAAGTCATTGCAAGCATTGAGAAGGAAGGAGGGCCAGATAAAATTAATGATGAGTTCTGGCGCAATCCTGCATTTCAAAACTTGCCATTAACTGACGCTGAAAAGCTAAAACGAAACCTTGTTGATGTTTCTGATCTTCGTGAAAAACAAGAACAAGAAATTCAATACGCCGCTGAAAATGCTGAAAAGATTCTTCAAGAGCGTGAGCAAGAAAAAGGTCAGTGGTATGAAAAAACAATTCAAGAAATTGACCATAATCTTAATGAGATTACAAAAGAACTTCCTTGGGCAAGGTTTGCAGAAGCTCCAGCTAACGCAACGCCAGAGCAACTTCAGCAGGTTCAATCTCACAATGCCCGTGTTTCTGACCTTGCTACAAAATTTGAGTCTGCATTGTGGCCTACAACTGCACAGGAACGCACGAATGTTGCTGCCGCCGCAGTATTCAGTCATGTGCTTTCCGATCAGCTACGGGCTGAACAAACGCAAAAGAATGCACTTCTGGAGCAAGTCAAGAAGTTGACTTCCGAAAATAATTCTTTGAAATCATCAAGCAAAATGCCAAAGCAATCAACAGCTAATCAATCTGTAAATAAACCATCAAGCATGAATGATCGTATCAAGATGAATTCAGCAGATGCTATTGATCTTGGTCTTGATGAGGCTCTTGGAGCTTAAATTATATCAAGTTATATCAAAGTATAACAAGTTTAGTGTATACATTGCTAAATTTAGTATAAATTAATATGTCTCAAACAAGAGTATCTCCAGACGAAAAAATTACAATGAATGCGCTTGATTCCGCCGATCCATTTGCACGGCAAGGAAGGTCAGCACAACCATTAAATCAACATATAGCCAAAACTCCACAACGAGATTTTTCTCATTACGACGAACCTCAAGAAAAAAAGACAGATATGCCTAAAATTGATACTCCAGAAAATAAAAAACCTCTTAAACCGGGGCGAAAACCCAAGCAAGTATTGGAATCAGTAGAAGAATACAAAAATCCAGTTATTGAATCACGCAATAATGATGGTATGCCATCGTATCGTTGCGAATTTGCTGGTAGAGATATTTTTGTTGGATTCCCATGCTACAAGACCACAAATCCTGTTACGGCATTTGCTTTGCTTGCAATGGCACTTGATTTTGGAAAAGATAAAATTCGTTTTGATATGTCGATTGGAGATGCCATGATATATCATTCTCGCAACAAAATTGCACAAAAGTTTCTTGAAACAGATGCAAAATGGCTTTTGATGATTGATGATGATATTATTCCTTGTATTGGCCGTCCAAACTGGATGAGGTCAACTGTTGCCAGCGCAAGGAATATGTTAGACGCGCCACTTCAGCGTCATGTTCTTCAACGACTAATTGGAGCAAATAAAACATTGATTGGTGGAGCATACTTTGGACGGCAAGAAGGCGCACCTCTCATGTGTTCTGATCGATCACTTGAGCCTAAAGCCCGCGCATATCAAGATGAAATTGCTCCAGTTGATTGGGTGGCTACCGGATGTATGCTTGTTCATCGAAAAGTGTTTCAAGACATAGAAGAAAAGTTTCCAGAACTAAAATCGCCAATTGCGAATGGAGAATTTGACTTTTTTCATCCAATTAACTCTGTAAGTGGAGAAGATGTTTCTTTTTGTAAGCGAGCAAAAGAAGCAGGACACCAACCTCACATTGATCTTGGTTTGCCAGTATTCCATGTTGGATACAAAACTTATTAATAATGAAAAATATATACGCATTTTATACAGCAATTCAACTTGCAGACCAAAACGAAGAGTTTGCTTGCTCCAACTGGTGGAAAACATCATGGGAAAAACTTGGATGGAACGCAGTAATGCTCAACCGATCCCATGCTCAAGGATCGCATCTTTACAATAAACTCGCTTCAAAGATGATGAATGCTTCTGGAGGTCTTTCTGCAGAGCGCAGGAATCAACTTGATTGGCTTATGGCACGATTTGCTCGTTGGTGCGCCTTACACGCAGCAGGAGGGGGCTGGATGAGTGATTACGATGCGCTTAATCTTGGATTTACTCCAGACAAAGCAGATGAGATTGAACAAAAACAATCTCTATATGTGTGCGGAGAACCAGCATATTTGTTTTATGCAACCCGTGATATGTGTTCTGCGGCGATTATGAAGTTTATCAACGCTGATATCTTTGATTTGTCCGAAAAATGTATGATTAATTCGGACGATAAAGATTTGTCTCATAAATTGGTGAAACATTGTAATAATACATTAAAAATGAAGCGTTCTGAAGCAATGCAAGCGTTAATGTCGCAAAAATGATGCGTTAAATGAAAAGATTTCTTCATTCTGGTCATATTGGAGACATAATTGCATTTCTTCCATTAATGAAAAAGATAGGAGGTGGTCACTTGGTTATTACAGACCACAATTCCACGCCTCAACTGATGATGGAAGGATTCAAATACGAGTCATTAAAGCCACTTCTGGAGTGCCAAGATTACATTTCTGGTGTTTCCTTTGAAAAGCATCCAACAAACATAGATTATGATGTTACTGGATTCCGAAAACACTGGGGAACTGGAACAATTGTTGAAATGCAAGCAAAAGAACTTGGAATTGAGCCTTGCATAGAAAAATGGTTGGAAGTAAAGCCAAACTTGAACTTGCAAGGAAAAATTGTGTGTTGCAGGTCAACTCGGTATCGCAACGAATTGTTTCCGTGGCGTGAAATCATTGATAAAATCCGTGACAAGGCAGTATTTATTGGAGTTCACGATGAATATGGTGATTTTGTCAATCAATTTGGCGAAGTTGACAGATTCTTGACTAATAATTGTCTGGATATAGCTGAGGCAATTGCGGGAAGTGATATGTTTATTGGCAACCAATCATCTCCATTTTGGATTGCTGCCGGACTCCATCATCCATTAATCCAAGAAACTTGTTTGGATGTTCCAGACAGCATTGTGCAATATAAGTCCGCACATTATTGGATAGACAGCATTTCAATTATAAACAAAATACTTACATGAAAGAATCAAGCAAAGCAATGGAGAGAAGGTTTTCGTCAGAAAAACAACATCTTTTTTCTAAAATATTCAAAGGTGCAGGAATTGACATTGGAGCAGGAGATGACCTAATTAAAGTTGAGGGAAGTGTTGTTGGATTTGACATGGAAGATGGTGATGCAAATCAACTTGACCAATACTTTTTAGAAGAAAATTTTGATTTTATTCACGCATCACAATGTCTTGAGCATATGCGCGACCCTAAAATTGCTCTTGATTCATGGTTGAAGGTTTTACGCAAAGGAGGATTTGCAGTCATTTCTGTGCCATCGTGGGAGCTTTACGAGGGCATGATTTGGCCGAGTCGATTCAATCCAGACCACAAATCAACATTCTCACTTTGGCAAGACGGATCACCCGCACCTAATCATGTAAAACTCCCAGAGTGGTTGGACAAGTTTAATTGCGATATTGTCTATTGTGACCTCATTGACACAAACTATAATTACAAAATTGGAACTTCAACAGATCAAACATATCCATACGAAAATCATGTTGAGGCATTCATTGAATTTGTCTTGCAGAAGAGATAATACTTAATTATTCTAAAATGGATTTACTATTTTAGGTTGAATTATTCCTAATTCAATTTTTGTTTGTTTTATTTTTTCTATTTGTTTTTTGCTTATTTGTGTAGGCTTTGTTATTTTTGCATATTCGCCAACATTGGAAGTTGGTTTTGTTTTTGCAATCCATTCAAGATGTTTTATTTGATCAATTGTTGCTTTAAGATTAGGTGGTATTGAACAAAATAAATCAATTCTTACTTTAAGTATTCCGCAGGCCATTTTTATTCCATGCCATGACCCGTGATTTACTATGTCGCTAATAAGCATCATTGAGACAAGATGCTTTTTTCTACTTTTGCTATTTGCGCTCTTTACTGATTTTTCAGTTATCTTTAATATTTGATCTTTGTAATGCGGAAAATTAAGAATTTTGCATTTTATTGCAGAATGAACAAGATTGTGACAATTCCTGCAAAGAAAAATTAATCTTGCTTTTTGCTCTAAACTTGTTCTCAAAAATTTATATTCCATGTGGTGAACATCGCTTCCGGTGTTCCCGCATTTTTCGCATTTTCCATCATGGTTTTTAAGAAAAGAATTTCTTAATTTCTTCCATTCTTCAGATTTCAAATATTCGTTTTTATATTCTTGACGGGTCATCTTGAACCCGCCGATTCCACTTACTTTCTTTTGAGGAATTCTGCGATTTTTAGTTTTTAGTTTTTTCATATAAAAGAAAACCCGCCTCAATAGTCGTTGTTATTGAGACGGGCATCCCATGAAGGAAATTATTATTTGATCCCACGACGAATCAATATGTGCATTGAAACTATTATAATTTTACTTCATGTCAAAATATTTTTTAAAAAAAATCATTTGACGATATTTCTCTCAACCCGCATAGGTCACTTATCTCGGCGAACCATTCCGTATATGGTGACTCCGTGGAAGTCAAAGAATCCACACTACAGGCCGCACAACAAGCCCAGCGTGCCGGGGCGAACAAACAAGAATCAAAGCAGGATGATCAATTTCGTGACATCACGAAAATGATATTCCAGCAACTTGAATGTCGCCCGAAGTTTTTTAAAACAACGGGTAGGTTCAAGCAGAACAAAACCCAAACACAAACAAAACTAAATTAGAAAACTAAAATTATGGCTAACGATTGTATCCCACTTCCAGCGATTCAAAATTTCGCTTCTAAAGATGTAAACCGCATTATCGGTCAGATTGGCCGAGTGCTTGCTCGTAAATCTCCATATGTCAATTCAATTGATGGTGGAACTCTTCCTAATGTCTCGGATGTTGTCCGTAGCGTGGTTGAGGAAATGGCAGTTCCTGCCTCCTCGCTTGCTTCTCCTACATTCGTGAATGACACTACGCTTTGCGGCGTTGGTGCTACACCCGATCAAGTTGGCTCAACTGAATATCAGTTCCAGCTTCAGACTCTTCGTGGTGCTGGCCCTCGCGTTTGCGTTAAGCAAGCTCGCACTGCCTTCAAAGGTTCTTACCTCCAAGCTCAAGTTTCGCTTGAAAAAACGATTCTTCAGCTCATTAACGCTGACATCCGCTATCAATATTTGATCCAGTCTGGCATCAAGTATGTTAGCAACAGCACCCGTTCGTTTTCGCAGAACCTTACTGGTGATATGCAGCAGATCAATACCAAGTTTGCGGCCATCCTTCCCGATGCGCCAGTGAACTTCAAGACCCTTTATCGCATCGGAACTTTCCTCCGCGAAGAGATGCTTGCAGAGCCTTTTGCATCGAAAGATGGCGAGTTCTTCCAAGTTCTTGCTTCTGCTGACCAAATCGAAGTCTTCCGCAATGACGCTGATGTCAAAGAAGACCTCCTCTATCTCTCCGCTGGTAGCTTCAAGCTCGGTGAAGAGTCTATCTCTGGCTATCAATTCATGGGTTATCGTGGGTTTGCTTTTGGTATTGACCAACAGCCTCTCCGCGCCACTGGATTTGATGGTTCTGGTAACCTTGTTTTGGTCAATCCTATCGTCAGCACTGCTGTTACGAACGGATTTGCTCAACGCCGCAATCCAGCTTGGGTTGCCGCTCCATACGAAGTTATGTTCGTCATCGCTGGTGAAGCATTCAAACGCCTCATCCCAGAGCAGTATGTTGGTGAAGGAACTTTTAAGTTCGCTCCTCAACTCGCTATGGGTGAACTTGAGTGGACTTATTTCCGCGACAACGATTGCAACCTGTATGGTGACTATGGTCAGCACATCTACCAAATTTCTCGTGCGATTCAGCCGATT